ATTGGCTTTATACCGCCAAAGAAACGTGGAAAGCTTTACGGACTTGTTGGTGCTAGGACTGGTCCTCGTGCTGGTAAAACATTTGACGGGTACTACGCAGCACTAGTAAATTACGGTATACCAAGGGGAAAGAAAAGAGCTAGAGTCTCGAACAAAAGAAATGTGGACTATAGCCTTAAAGGTTTTAAGCAAGGAAAAGCGACAACTGAAAAGCTATTGGCTAAGCAGGTTAGCATTATCATGAACAATTCAATACGTAAGTTAAGCAGAAGATGACGGAAGGAAAAGCTATTTATTCTATCTTAACTTCTGATGCTGATGTTAATGCTTTGGTAAGTGGAAGAGTGTACCCGCAGATTGCTGCACAAGGTGCTGCATTTCCATTTGTTGTTTACTTGCTAACTAACGTAGGACCGAGTGATACAAAAAGTGGTGTAAGTACTTTGGATGAGGTAAGATACGACATAGTGGTGGCAGCAGAAACTTATGCTGTTGCCGCTGATCTTACCGAAAAGGTTCGTGCTGCAATAGACAGATACTCTGGCACTGTTGCTGGGGTAACTATTGACTCTGTGCAGTTCCAAAGTTTGGATGCTGATAACGATCCAGCTACAGAAACTTTTGTAACAAGCTCAGAATACATAATAAGAGTAAGACGATGAAAATTGAACTATTAAAAAAAGTAACGCTTGACAGCGGCAAGGTATTGTCTAAAGGTGTTACATTAAACGTAGTAAACGAATACGGCAACGAGCTTATTAAAGCTGGTAAAGCCGTTGAAATGGGTAAACCCCAAATTGAATTAGAGGAAATAAATAACGAAAATCTAGATTAAAAATGGCCACTACAGGAATTATGAACGGCACCCTACTTGGTGTCTACTCAGGCTCTACTTTGATCGCTCACGCAACTGAGGGGTCAATCTCTTTGAACTTAGATACTCGTGACGCTACAACAAAAGATTCTAGCGGTACACGTGATCTACTTGAGGGTATCAAATCAGGAACAATTTCAGTTTCTGCTTTGTACGCTGAAGATGCAACTTACGGTGTTGATGACCTTATGACAGCTTGGTCTGGTCGCAGCACATTGACAATTAAATTCAGCACGGAAGTATCTGGTGATCACTACTGGTCTGCTGCTGCATACGTAACTTCTTTGGAGGTTAACGCTGCAATGGAAGACAATGTAACTTACTCAGCTACGTTCGAACTAACTGGAGCAATTACCTACAGCACTGTAGCCTAATAACACAACACAATGACAAAGTATCTTAAAATTGCGGGAAAGGAAATGCCAGTCAAATATGGATTTGCGGCATTAATGGAGTTCACAGAAATTGCTGGACTCACTATGAATCAGCTTGAAAGCCTAGGCGACAACATGAGTCTAAAGACAGCGGTCACACTTATTTGGTGTGGTTTTAAGCACGGAGCTCGTGCAGAAAAGAAAAGCTTCGATATGACTATTGATGATGTTGCCGATTTGCTGGATGATGATTTACAAGCAATGGAAAAGGTACTTGCAGTGTTTGGCGATAGTTTTGCACAGGAGGAAAAAAAGTAGATGGCCCGGCTCAGAGTAACGAGTCTGGGCCATCCACCTTTTCTTTCTACCAAGAGCTAGCATTAGGCCAGCTTGGTTGGACGCCAGAAACATTTTATAGCTCTACACCTAAAGAGTTGCAGTATGCACTAAAAGGGTTTTACGAGTTGTACCAACAACAACAAAAACAAGAATGGGAAAGGACCAGGTGGTCAACAACATTGTTGCTAAATATCCACCTAGATAAAAAGCACAAAATTAAGCCAAAGGATATTGCTGTATTCCCTTGGGAGCAAGAAAGCAAACAGCAAAAACTTAGTAAGGAAGAAGCCAAAGAAATTTTAGCAAGATGGCAAAAAGAACGATAGCAAGTACTAACATTAGCATCGGATTAAATCTTAAAGGATTTAAGCGTGGACTTGGTATGGCTCAGAAAAGCCTAAAGCAGTTTGGTGCTACCGCTACTAGAATCGGTCAAGGTATAAGCAGAAATGTAACGGTGCCTTTTGCAGCAGCAGCTACAGCAGGTGTTACCATGGCTACTAAGTTAGAGTCTAGCTTTGCTAAGATCGAAAACCTTGTTGGCATAACTGGCGACACTCTTGATCGTTTTAAAGTTGGTGTTAAAGAGGTAAGCTCTGAAACAGCCAAAAGCCAACAGGAATTATCTGAAGCATTATTTACTATTACCTCAGCCGGTATTAGAGGCGCAGAAGCCTTGGACGTACTGGAAATGGCTGCTAAAGCAAGTTCTATTGGTCTTGGTGAAACACGTGAAGTAGCCCACGCCCTTACCGGTGTTTTACAAGCTTACGCTGATGAAGGGCTTACAGCAGCACGTGCTACCGATGTACTTACCGCTATCGTAAGAGAAGGTAACTTAGAAGCATCTAGCTTGGCGCCTACTCTTGGTCGTGTGGTTGGTATTGCTTCTCAAGTGGGTGTAAGCTTTGAAGAAGTTGGTGCTAACATTGCTACCTTTACCAGATTGGGTGTGCCAGCGGAAGAAGCTGTTACAGGTTTACGTGGTGTGCTTAACACCATATTGAATCCTTCTAAAGATGCTGAGCGTGTGCTTGCTTCTTTAGGTATTACAGCATCCGATCTAAAAGCAAGGGTTGGCAAAGAAGGTTTGCAAAGCACGTTGCAATTCTTGCTAGAAAGCTTTGAAGGTAACGATCGTGCTGTAGCTACGTTATTTGGTAATGTTCGCGCACTGTCCAACGTATTAGGTACTGCTGGTGCACAAGGTGAAACATACAAGGAAGTGTTGGATAACATTTCTGACAGCACCGGTATTGTGGACGAAGGATTTGAAAACATAACGGAAGGCAGTGCGTTTAAGTTCCAGAAGGTGCTTAACGAACTAAGAAATGCTGCTATAGATCTTGGGGTTACTTTACTTCCCCTAGTTACAAAAATCACTACGTTTGTTACTCAAGCGATACAAACTTTCCAAAGCTTATCTGCAGAAACAAAAACAGCGCTACTAACTATTGTAGCAGCAGTAGCAGCAGCAGGACCAATTATGTCCGCCATTGGATTTATTTCTAGCGCTATTGCAGCTTTGCTCAGTCCTGTTGGTTTGGTCATAGCTGGTATTGCTGGTGCGGCATTTGCTATTATAAAGTTTTGGGATAAAGCCAAACCAATATTTGTTAAGATTGCTAATGCTTGGATTGATCTATACAATGAAAGTATTATCTTCCGCGCTTCTATAGAAATGATTGCCTTCGTCTTTAAATCGATGTGGGACATTGTTAGCGTGATCCTTAGCAACTTCTTAGGTGGTCTTAGGAATATCGGTAAGCTTATTATCGGTATTTTCTCTTTGGATAGAGCTCAGATTGCAGATGCTCTTTCTGGGATGGCAGATGGATTTGCAGATGTAATGAGCGGCATTGGTGATGTAGTTTCCGAGAACTGGGACGAGATGATGGATAACCTGAATCCTCGTAAGAAGATCGAGCTGGTTACCGAGGAAGGCCTACAAAATGCTGTTGACGATTTCATAGATCCTATAATGGGAATGTGGGAAAAGGCCAAAGGTCTATTTACCTGGAAAGGAACTGGTGGTAGCGGTTCGGGTGAAGGCACACCAGCAGCAATTGTAAAAGGAGCTGGGGAAGAGGCTGAAAAAGCAACACCCAAGGTAAACAAACTAGCGCAAGCCTGGAACAACTTTAAGAACAATGTTGATCTGGTTAATATGACGATCAACGAGCTTGGCGGTTCTTTACAGTCTGTGTTTGAAGAAATACTATTAGGCACTGACCGCACCTTTAAAGAAATGGCACTAAGCGTTGTGGAATCTTTAAAGAAGATGATCGCTAAGCTTTTGGCAGCAGCAGCAGCAGCAGCAGTACTTGTTACCTTACTATCTGCAGCAGGACTTGGTGGTATGAGTATGCAAACTCTTAAGACCTTTAAAAGTTTTGCAGGTGCCTGGAAAACAATGTTCGGTCAATTATCTGGTGTGGCTCTTGCAAAAGGTGGTCTTGCATTTGGTGAGACGCTAGCGGTAGTTGGGGATAACCCAAACGCTAGCATGGATCCTGAGGTAATTGCTCCGCTATCCAAGCTTAAGAGTATGATGGGCAATATGGGTGGCGCACAAACTGT